TGGACTATTGTTGATGTTATTTTTTCCTTCTTTGCTGAAGATGGGAGTTCGGTACAAGTGGCTATGGTCGGAGAAGCAATGGATAGCGGGGATAAAGGGTGCAACAAAGCAATGTCAGCTGCATTAAAATATGCGCTTATGCAAATGCTACTTATCCCAACAGAGGATAAAAAGGATGTTGAAAATGATACACCTGAACTAAAAGATCCTAAACAGATATTAAAGGAAGAGTGCCTGGATCTTATTAGTAAAAGCAAAGAAGTCGAAGATCTTAAGCAACTCAAGTCAATGTATAAAGAACTCTTCCTGAAAGATAAGGATGTAATTGAGGCAGGTGTGAAAAAGCATAAACAAATTACCTCACAGCCAGTACCGGCACAAACTGCATAATCATGGGAGCAAGTAAAGAGCAATTCATAGCCGAAAGGGAGGACCAAGAAAGCGCCGCCCCCGCAAAGAAATCATTATTTAATATTCGCCAGGATCACCTTACCCTCCTGGCATTGATCGAAGAAGTAGAGGGAGAACTGACGCCGGAGATGCAGGAAGAACTGAAGTTGAATGAAGAAGGGTTCAAGGATAAGGCGATCAGTTATGCATATGTAGTGAAAAAACTGGATTCTGAATCTGATGTAATCGCTACAGAAATTATGCGTCTGCAAAATCTTAAACAGCGTGCGGATAAAAAGTCTGATCTGTTCAAGCAAATGCTGGATGAGGGGATGAAACAATTTGGCTACGATAAGATTGAAAGCGAATTGTTGAAAATCACTTATCGAAAGTCTACACCGATAGAACTATCTGAAGGCTTTGCTGATAGTATCCTGAAGTATGCTGACGTTTCGATCACTCTTAACGAAGATAAAATAAAAGCCGCATTAGAAGCAGGAGAGCAAGTGGTAGTTAATGAAGAGTTACTCAGCCTGTTTAATATTGACGCATCAGTCAGTAAAAAGCGCATAGGTGAAGCTCTCAAGCAGGGGGTAACTATACCAGGTGCGAGTATGCAGGAAAAGAAAAATTTACAAATCAAATAATTATGTTCCAGGCAACAGGTATTATATCCCCCGAAGAGTTATTCAAGTTGGCCCAAGAATTTGAGCCCACAATTAAGATGCAGGTAGTTACCGACGATCCAGAAGCGCTTGTGAACCGCGCTACTCATATCGCTTCCATCATGGCTACAACAGGTAAGATGCTGGCAGATGCAAAGTACTGGAAGGATAAGGCGATGAAAGAGAGTGTTCTTACTCAGCTGAAAGATGCAAAGCGTAGCAGCTTACCGGCATCAGTTATGAACGAACTGATTAAGGCAGAATGCCGGGATCTTAATTACCTGGTCAACTGGATTGAACAACAGGATAAAGATTGCAAGTATCAAATAGAACTTCTCCGTACGCTGATCAGCTTGCGTAAACAGGAAATGGCAACTTTTAACCAATAATACTTAAAAACCTATGCCTTATGCAAAACTTAATCGGGCAAACATTCACCTACTCAATCCGGAATACTACTATTACCCGGAAGGTACTGGCTCTGCTACGGGTCAAGGGAGAACCGCAATATGAGTTACTTGATCCGGTAACACATGAACATCATATGGCTTATGTAAGCATCTTCAACCGGATTTTCAAAAGCCACCGGGGATCAGTTAAGAAGAAAGGGTCGAAGGGGAAGGCAATCATAGGCAAACAATCATTCACTGCATAAATCGTAAACAATGCCAAGAAAATCACAAACAGAAAGAATCCTGCACTGGTTAAGAACCGGGCATAAGCTCACTGCATTGCAGGCACTACGCAAATTCGGTTGTCTGCGTCTTTCTGGACGTATTAAGGACCTACGGAATGCAGATTGGGGAATCACTACCCGGATGGTAACCAGGAATGGGAAGAGAATCGCAGAATATTCATTATAGGAATTCTAACAATGAACGAGAAGGGTGGATATATCGCAATTAGTAGAAAATTGTTTCAACACGATTTGTTCACTGAAAAAAGAGAATACAGTCGTTTTGAGGCTTGGATGGACTTAATTCAGTCATGCGCATTTGAAGAGGACAACTCAATGCTACATAAAGGCAGAGTAATCAAATGGGGACGTGGTCAGACAATTGCAAGCGTCCGATACTTACAACAACGCTGGACATGGAAGAGCGTTGATAAAGTATTCTGCTTTCTTGAATTATTGCGTAGCCAAGGGATGATTCAAACAGATAAAGAACAGGGAATCGGACGCATAACTCTTTGTAAATACGACGATTACAACCCTAAGCCGAACAAAAACAGGAACACCGACCGAACACCGACCGAACACCGACCGAACAAATTAAAAGAATATAATAAAGAAGAATTAATAAAAGAAAGAGAGGCACGAGCCCAAGCTTTTTATTCTTCCTTAGTTCCTTATGTTGAAAAGTACGGTAAGGATATGGTTAGGTCTTTTTATGATTGCTGGTCAGAATGGAATAAATCAGGTACGAAAATGAAATGGGAAATGAAAGAAACTTGGGAAGTAGCTAAACGGTTGGCTAATTGGAGTAGAAGAGAAAACGACTTTAGGGGTGGGAAGATAACTACCAAACCAATTGCGCCTGCTCCATCAGCACCACAAGATCAGGTAATGAAATCAATAGGGCTATGAACGACATGCAGAACGGAACACAAGTACTTTTTGATAAACAGCTTGAACGGGTCATACTTGGAGCCATAATGCTTGAGAAAACAGCAATTGCCAGGGTTGCACCACTTTTCAAACCGGAAATGTTCTATGTAAGTCAAAATGGAATAGTCGCAGAAACTATTCTAAGGCTATACAAGGCCGCAACACCTATTGACCTTGCGACTGTATGGTCCGACCTGAGAAAGTCCGGGAAACAGGAGCAGATTAGCGCAGGAGAGCTTTCTTCTTACACCAATGATGTCGTAAGCTCTGCGAACCTGGAAGTTCACATGATGAAGCTCACGGAAATGTTCATGTCAAGGGAGCTTCAAAAGATATCCGGGAAGGTATACGGCCGCGCAGGGGATTGGTCAGAAGATGTCTTTGACCTGGTGAATGACTTACAGCGGGAACTTACAAACCTGTTGGCAGGTACAATGCAGGGAGGGTTAATTGGAGTTGATAGGCTAATTACCGGTACCCTTAAGTATATCGAATCAATCAAGCCAGACGTGATATCAGGAGTTGCTTCTGGGATTGAATTAATAGATAATATTTTTTATGGATTCAAGGAGCAGGAGTTGATCATCATAGCAGCACGCCCATCCTGTGGTAAGACGGCATTTGCTCTACAATTAAGACGGCACGCTGCCAAAACCGGTAAGCGGATGGCGCTTTTCTCCCTGGAAATGAGTGCTAATAAAATCCTTCAAAGGGATCTCTCTGCTGAATCTGGAATTCCATTCGCGAAAATTCAGCGGAATCATCTTGAACCCTTTGAGTGGAATTTGCTTAATGATGCCGCAAGTAGCTTAGCAAAGCTACCAATGAGCATTGATGACTCATTCACTCAAAGCGTTCAGGTATTACATAGTAAGTGCATTCAGGAGAAGTTCCGGCACGGGCTTGATGGAGTGGTTGTAGACTATCTGCAATTAATTGGAGGCGGCAAAATAGCAAAAGGTCAGAATCGGGAGCAGGTTATAGCTGAAATATCCAGGGGGCTGAAAGGGCTGGCAAAGGATCTGAACATTCCGGTTATAGCTCTTTCCCAAATGAGTCGTGACGTTGAGAAAAGAGGCAGCAAAGATCCCCAATTATCTGACCTGAGGGAGTCAGGAGCTATTGAGCAAGATGCAGATGGAGTAATATTTCTTACCCCAGAAGATGAAGAACAGGAAACATTTGGAGGGCCACGGAATATCAAGGTTAAGATTGCAAAAAACAGGGACGGAGCAAAGAATACGTTCACCCTTCAATTTGAAGGAAATTACATGAGATTTTCCTCCCCTGTTCAGGAAGCGAAACAATCAACCGGTACTTGGTATCCAGTACATAATTCGATTGAAGAAAATGAAGAACCATTCTGATGAAAGATGCACGTATGACACTGGCAGATCTGAAGAAGACTAAAGTGGCGGGGATCAATAAGCAAATAATTGAAGATGTACAGAAACCAGCTAAGAAGAATCAGAATCAATTACCTGGCCAGTCATGTCAACAGGTGCAATGGATGTGGGGACAACTTGCATGGTGGTCATTGGACACCGGTATAGAAGTAGTGAAGGAATTGAAGTTTCATCCGGACAGAAAATGGCGGTTTGATTTCGCGGTACCTATTAAGATGATTGCGATTGAATATGAAGGATTGAATAGCGCGAAGTCAGGGCATACTACATTATCTGGATACACAAAAGACACTGAGAAGTACAACGCGGCGCAGGCATTAGGATGGAAGGTGATCAGGTTTACCGTTAAGAATTACAAAACAATATTGAAGGAACTGGAAAAACAATTGATATGAGGAAGGTATATTTTATAGATCTCTTTTGCGGTGCTGGCGGCGTTACCACAGGCATACATAGAGCAAGGTATAAAGGAATGGAATTTGCAAAGGTTATAGCATGCTTCAATCATGATCCTATGGCTATTTTTAGCCATGAAAGCAATCACCCGGATACAATACATTTTCTTGAAAACATACTGACTGCTGACCTCTCAGATGTTAGAGAAATTGTTGAACGTTTACGGAAAGAAGATCCTTACTGCTTAATATTTATCTGGGCATCTCTCGAATGTACAAATTTTTCTAAAGCAAAGGGCGGCTTACCTCGTGATGGTGATAGTCGCACCCTGGCCGATGGATTGTTCCGCTACCTGGATGAGCTTAATCCTGATGGACTATGGATTGAAAATGTTGAAGAGTTTATGTCCTGGGGTCCGCTTGATGAGAATGGCAAACCAGTTAGCAAGAAATCCGGCCAGGATTACATGCGGTGGATTAATGCCGTACAGGCATATGGGTACTCATTTGATTGCCGCATTCTTAACGCAGCTGATTATGGTGCTTATACTTCCCGTAAAAGATACTTCGCTCAATTCATGCGTCCGGAACTGCCTATTGTATGGCCGCAAGCTACACATTCAAAGAAACCCGTTGGAGGCTGCTTTGGCACTCTTGAAAAATGGAAAGCAGTAAAAGATGTATTGGATTTCAACGATGAAGGGGAAAGCATCTTTACCAGGAAGAAGCCATTATCCGATAAAACAATGGAGAGAATTTATGCTGGGCTATTAAAATATGTAGCAGGTGGGAAGGATATGTTTATCGCAAAACAATTCTCCAGCCGACCTAAAGGAAAGGTTATACCAGTAGATGGACCTGCAGTGACAATTACAACTGTGAATGGACAATCATTAGTAAAAGCATGTTTCATTGCTAAATACTACAGTAATGGAGGACAGTTAAATAGTGTTGATGAACCAGCATCAACTATTTCTACAAAAGATAGGCTTTCCCTTATTCAGCCAAAGTACTGGATTGACAAACAGTATAGCGGATCAGATAATCATCAATCTGTTGAACAACCAGCGGGAACTATCCTTACAAATGATAAGCATTCATTAATTAACGCATCATTCCTAATGGGAACCAACTACGATAATAAGCCTACCAGTTTAGATGCGCCTGCGCCAACGGTTACAGCAAACAGAAAATGGTCATACCTAGTTAATCCCTCATGGGGAGGTCATCCTACTTCAATAGAACAACCATCACCGGTGATCGTTGCGAGGCAAGATAAAGCACCTATGTATCTGGTAGTTTCTGAATCTGGACAGCTATCTATTGAGGTTTATGAGACGGACAGTTCTTGCGTAAGGAATATTAAGGAATTCATGGCTGCATATGGAATCGTTGATATCAAAATGCGAATGCTTAAAATACCTGAACTGTTACGCATACAAGGATTTGGAGATCAGTATATACTGCAAGGAACACAGGCTGATAAGAAGAAATTCATAGGTAATGCAGTAGAAGTAAATCAAGCAACAGCATTGATAGAGGCAAGCTATGCCGGTATAATAGATTCACTGAAACTTAAAGTAGCATAGATGAAAGAACTAAGAATATGTAGTGTAAGTGGAGGCAAGGATAGTACTGCATTGTATTGCTTAATGATTGAGACATATGGTCAAGACTTTATTCCAGTTTTTGCTGATACGGGTAATGAACACCCTGTTACAATTAATTATGTTAAAAACTTACACATCATGGCCGGTGGTCCAGAGGTTAATATCGTCAAATCTGATTTTACAAAAAAATTAGAAAATAGAGGTAAAGAGCCCACTGGTAATCCATTTCTTGATATGATGATTTGGAAGGGACGAGCACCAAGCTCAAAAGCGCAATTCTGCACAGAATGGGTTAAGCTTTGGCCAATCAGCCAATTTCTTTGGACACTTCCTCTTGAATTGCCTTATATAATGTTCATTGGAATACGCGCTGGTGAAAGCACAAATCGTGCAAAGCGAGAGCCATTTGCATGGAATTCATATTTCTCTTGCATGGAAGTATTGCCACTATTATATGAATCAGAGGATAACATTTTCGGATATCTCAAAGAAAAAGGTGTTCCACCTAATCCTCTATATACGATCGGAGGAGTTGGGAGAGTTGGCTGTTATCCTTGCATACATGCGAATAAAAAGCAACTCCGCACACTTGAATCTTGGGCATGGGATAAATTAAAAGAATGGGAATCAAAAATAGGGAGATCATGGTTCTCTTCAGGCATTCTCCCCGGAAAACCGGATGGTCATATTCCGACAATTGCAGAAGTAAAAGAATGGAGCTTGACCGTACGTGGGGGAGTACAGTATGATTTATTTGCTTCCACAGATCAGAAGGACGTTCCATCATGTATGGGAACATGGGGTATTTGTGAATAATCTTAATAATTAGTAATGAATGACTACATGATATACCGGCTCGCCCTGAAAAATGGAATGAAGCCAGCGGAGAAAAAGAAACCTGGGAAGATAGCTCAGTACAGTAAGAAGCGTCAACGTGCTAACAGGGAGTATTCGGAGATATCCAGGCCACTATGGGTGGGCAAACCGTGTAAAGTAAATGTACCAGGTTGTACGGGGATAGCTCAGGGAATTCATCATCCAAAGGGGAAATCAAGTATCAAACTCCTACTTGATAAAAACAACATGATTGCATGCTGTAATCAATGTAATACCTGGGTTGAAGTAAATGATAAACAGGCAAGGAAAATGGGATTAAAAAAATCAAGG